CCACAACAAAAAAGAAGAAAATGGGTAAAGTAGTACGCCCTTATCTAATACAATTGTTATTAGAAAAACCGAACCCCCAGGTACCTCGGATCAGGGATCCCAAGCCCGAGATGCCAGTGTCTTTACAGTTTCCCAACTGTAAGTTGCTGGTAGTTCCAAGACAACCCTAGAATCGTCATAGAAACAATCTTGACGAATTCTGTATCCAAACTTAATGTTTGGATTGGGCTCACGTCTAGAGTACATGAGAAGAGTTAGATAATATCGTAGCTCTTCATCATATACAATATGACGGTGCGTGACCAATTGGCCATGCTTTACGTTATATTGCGGATCCACTTTCCGGCCAAATTGTCTGTTAATAATAGGCAATCTGTAGTTAGTTGGATTTGGAGATTGAAATCCCAAATCACCGCTAACTGAAAATATTGGGATCTTATCATCAGGAAGAGTTAACACTCTTCTAATGATGTATGATCTCAACATTTTACTGTCGGAATAACGGTTCGCTAATGCAACTAGTCGTGAGATGTTTTGGCCTTCCAATCGAAAGCTCTGGAATTTACGTGAAATTCTTAGTGGTGTTACATCAACACCATCAAGATACTCACCACCACAGCTCTCGCGGAAGTGACCTCCATCATTATAGAAGGACTTAGATAGATTAACTCTAAATCCAAAATGTTGAAGGCCACCGATGATGCATTCTGCCCATTCTACAGGGCAAGTTATGTCATCACCATACACTCTCAGGCAATGTGGGAGATCCCATATATCCGAAATGTACCCAGCTGACCATACACTATGAATACAGATCACCAGGAAGACGATGCACTCAATTGGAAAGGTAACAGCGTTACCCATTCCTGCAAACTTTTTAAGTTTGTATGGTACATCGAGTATGTCAACGTACGGTGTACGGCAACATACTACGACCTGGTTGAGAAGTGTATTCTTGGTCGCCTGTTTCAGGCCGTGGTAGGGTACACTATCCGAAGCCGACGATAGATCTATCGTCGCAATCCTACCAGCATAACTACCCAAGCGAGCTTGATCTGCATTTAGATCAGCTCGTTCAAGGTTGATATGCTTTCGGAGGATCGGATGATGCTTGATTAAGTACTTTAATCCAGCAAGTATACCCTGTTGGAGATACATGGACCCAATACTTTCCATAATGGTTACTCGATATTTATCGACAGCCTTAGGAACTGCATTGAATCGTCCGTTAATCTCCTCTAACGGAGCTAGAGCCAAGAGATCGGTATCAAGCTGACAGGACATAAATCTTGTCCGCTGATTACCGTTCATCTGCAGATATTTGAGGTAATTTCCTCGAACACCTGTTTCGGCAACAGCTCCATTCCCATGTCTGGGAACGCACACATTATAGAATGGACCTCGCAATTTCTTCGGAAGGAGAAATTCGAATATCCAACTAAGCTCCTCCCAGCTGCTATCAGTTACCGATAAATCATCTTCGATGAATTTATCAATAGCCTGATACATCAGCTCATCCGACTTAATATTAAGTCTGGATAAGAAGGAAAGAGCAGTGTGTACTGACCAGAAACCAAACCTTACGTTGCTCGCAAGGCATAGTGTGACCGCATCTTTTATAGGCGCGATCACTATCCCAAACGACTGACAAAACTCGGAATACAACCCTTTGAAGGTTGTTTGAGACATTGTTTCTCCTCTATTTGAGAGGTCAACAAGAATCTCATCCAGAGTCTTTAGCGAGGTAATACAATCAGGGAATGTGTCGATCATAACACGTCCCCATGTTTGCATATTTCTCACTAAAATTGGTCGGCTGTTAGGAACGAGGTCGTACCAACAAATATACAGCATGAGAAGACCATCTAAGACGGTCTCTCGGTTCTCAAGAACCACTGTATTGTCGGTATGGTAGCTCCAGAGAAATTCCCTGAAGTCTTCAACGGCTTGATAAGCTGTTTTGTTCATTGAGCCACCTCCTTATTAGAGGTCCGAAGGCTTCAATGCACCACGAATCTGCGCTTTCAACTTAGCTGCTCCAACGTCATCGGTCTCGAAAAGAGTACCGAAAAGACGCTGAAGAAAAGTTAAGACGACTGCTTCAGTGACAAGTGCATTCGACGGAACGTTGAGAACGATATTACCTGATATAGGTAAATCAACCTCATACGTAGCGTCAGCAGAGTCCGTTACAGTCATTACGTCAGTCAACTGAGCAAGGATCTTGCTACCGCGTCTAGAAGGCGCGTAGAAAGACTTGTCGATGCTAGTGTTAGCATAGACGTCCTTGATAGTTGTCTGGCCGTAACGAATGCGCTCCGGCTTATCAGTCGGTGCGGTTAAATTCGTTAACCACAACTCATCTCCCTCATCAGAATCAGTACGCCAATCTTGGCCGTAGTTGATTGGATGAGAGAATGAAAATGTTGCGGGTGATGCTGTAGGAGTATCGGTAAAGTTGAAATTTATTGACTTTGCCATACTTACCCTCCTTTCTGTTCCTTCAAAGGGAACTAGCGGTTTGCGAGTATCAGGGCCAGGGCAGTTATACCATTCTTTAAGGTAAAATCGCCACTGAGACCCAAAGAAGGAGTCGGTAACACCGGTTCCGGAAAGACTTTTCTTCGATAATATTCGAAGGTGAGTCCCGGATGCTCGGGGATCGGAATCTTCCCTTTAATAGAGAAGATCTCATCTTCCGTCGGAACAGAAGATAAGTACGTCCGTGTATCGATGTCTTCAAGAAAACCTTGAACATCGACCAACCAGTCTACTACGAAAGAGAATGGAACAACATCCCAGACATTTTGTAATGTCGGGAATACGTCCCAATCCATACTCTTCTTTATAGCGTCTTTGAACGCATAATCAGAGTTTCGATAGTAGAGCGTACAATTCTGGACTTCTAACCATTTAATACCGTTAGAAGATTTTTCAACGATCGAGCGTGCGTAAGTTTTACGCTTATCGCCATAGAGACATGATAATGCCTCTTGGATCGCTGACTTCAGCTCTTCAGAGTCCTGAACGGTAAGATTTAACCCGTAACGATTCGACAGCCATAATTGGCTGAGAGTCTTAGGGATATTCTTACCCTTCCTTAGTGCCCATAGATCTTTAATAGTGTCCTTAAGCTCAAAAAGCTCCTTAATGTAAACAGCCGTATTAATATCGACTGATTTTACATCATCGGCAGCAGTCTGAGTGAGGTCACCGTACTCAACCATTCTTGATTCATGATCAATTAATGGAAGATACTTTGAGATCATGGACAGACACCAGTCATTGGCCTTCATACCAGCTTTACAGCTGTATGTAGGATACTCAACCTTACCGAAGTCATAATCGGCAAAGTGTTGCGTCCAAGAGACCGATTCACCTTCTTTCACGATATCATCATCCTTATAAGGGTGAGGAACGAGAAAGGTATAGGTGAACTCGACACGGTGTACCGACTCAGGGAGAAGTCTCCCCGATATCTCACAGACATCGAAGTAAGGTTTCCAATCATTTGCGATTGGTCGCTTTGCGTCGATACCGTCGGATTCAATTCGATATTTAATATCAAATCGATATCCGTCGACTGTGATGTCGGAAACTAAGCGCGCGTTCTTCCAATATGCATTCACGGACGAGCTATTCGGGTACGTCTCACAATGGACGTCCACCGGATACTCGGACACGGTGCTATATTGGGAGCCAAGACTGATAACAATCGGTAATCGCCCCCATGAATGGGTGCTTACCCAGGAATGTCCTAGCATATTAATATCTGCATAGGATCCATTCCAATAGCTACCGTCTTGGCGATCGGCGAGGATGTACAAGAAACCATATTCGTTTCTGTACCCAGAATGGGTAGCTTTGTACACACATTGGTCAATCATACAGTCATTTGCTTGAGCGGAACCACGCCAATAGGCGTTGACTCCATAACTCAATCGTGGATCAAGCTCAATACCTCCTATCTGGTAATGGTCACAAGACTTATTACCATAGAGGTCAGCTTTTCCAGTATAAATGACTCCCTTAGTCTCCCAGATATGTCTATCTGTACCCCAAGGGTACGAGAAGATAATCGCAGGAGTACGGCAAACTGTATAAGGTTTGTCGCTGGGGAACGGTACTTTTGTACCGTCGATTAGGCCAACATGGAATTCTCCAAATTGCTTAACCATAATGTACCTCCTTCCTGGAACCGGGCTTATGC